TACTTTTTGTCATCTCGGATCTCTCCTGTGCCAGCGTCGTATACAAGTTTGTTACGATATCTCATCATCACGTCACGGAGATATTGCTCTGCCTTTACTTTCGGTAGATTGCCAACATCAATATAAAAAATTCTTCGTTCTGGAGCACGGGATATTCTGTATATAACCAGACTATCCTCAATCATTCTAAGTTGATTGAGCGACTTAATTGCTTTGTGTAGATATGATAGTGTTGTTCCGTTGTTTCTGTTTACTAGTCCACTCGTTGCATAAGCAATCGAGTCTTTGGTCATTTTAATTCCAGCAGCCGCTCCACCACCACCTGCCATGCTACCTGTTGGGTAACTAATTTTAGGATTGTATATAAAAAATTCTTCTGTTTTAGGAAACTCATAATCCATAGGATTATCGTCATTTAATCTAGAAGGATTCTTATACTTATCTCTATTGGTCTGCTTTTGCTTCTTCACATAACGCATTTTCATTGCGTCAATATAACGAATCTCTTGAAGACCTTCATGAGGTTTCTTCAAGTCAATCACTTTATGATAATATATTCTACCATCAACATACCAGTTTCTATAAATTTCATGGGCTTTCTTATCAAAGTCCATTAAATCTAGAATATACTTAAACTCATCTCTAATCTTTTTCTTAATACCATCACTGGCATTTAGATGATCTAAATCAAGTTGAACTGGTACATCATTACTATCAGAGACTAATGCCTCATTTACAATATCTTCAATAGCACTATCCGCTTCAGGATGAAGTGCCATTTCACGATATCTTTTAATCAAATCAAATTCAGTTCTATATACCCCATCCAGATCTATAGACTGACCAAAAAAACCACTACTCATATAGTAGTCATTCCCGTCCTCACTGTTAGGTGCGACGGGAGAGACTGCTGATGGAGATAGTGGTTCTGCGTCCTCTATTGAGAACCCAAATAACTTAGCCATAATTTATGATGTTTTCTTACTTCTATTTATCATCCATTAGGAGATCCAGTTCCAGTAAGATTTAGAGACTGTACTTGGAATTCTACATCAAACTCCTCGATTGTGTCACCTGTGTCGTAACTTAACGCAATCTCTGATACTGTTGTTGGGAAAATGTCAACAAATTCATACTCTTTAAGAACAGCATTAGATGTTCCAGTTGAATCCTTACTTGACTTGCTAGATCCTCTACCTAATTGAAATACCTTTGCATTTGTCATATATGCAGATGGGTCAGTAGCACCTAAGTTATTATCTAACTTGGCAATTACTTCTGTCCATTGCTCCATTGCATTTCTTAATTCAAAACTCTCATCGTTGATGATTGTAACAGTCCATGTATCAATGGTTCTATCTCCAGCAACTTTAAAGATACGACCTCTAAAAGGAATATCTATTTGAGCAATATTTTGAGCAGGTAATGCTGCTGCCTTTGCCATAAATCTAAAGTTCTCTGAATTCCAAGAAATACCAGCAGGTAGAGTGGTTAACTCTACCTCGAACAGATTAGGTCTTGCACCGCCACCTATGAGTGACGATTTAAATTGAGAGATTGATTTGTTTTCTCTACTTGTGGCCATGATTGGTTATCCTCCTGTTGTATTTAGATTATAAGAATTAAACTCTACCCACTACTTCCTCGAAGCTAACACCAGTTCTGGTGGCAACGAAAGTAAGTGTGACGTAGTTGATAGACTTCGCAGGCTTCAGGAAGATGTCTGCTCGGAATTCATTATTATCAATAACATCAGGTGTGTTATTTGTGGTGTCACAAACAACGAGGAATCCATAGAGTCCTCTCTTTGCCTCAATGTCACGTAGGTATGGTTCCACAATATTGCGGAAGTTTGCTCTTGTTAACTCATCGTTGAGTTCAAAGAGTTGAGCCTCTGCTGCTTTTTCAAGTGCTTGCTCAATTGTAAGGAACAAACGACGAACGTTAATTCTATCGAATGCAGATGCATAACCAAGACCTGTCTTATCACCAAATAATAGTGTTCCAATTCCTGGTTGTGTAATAACTGAATTAATTCTTGCAGGATAAAGCTTGTCTCTTTGTGCCTTATCTGGATTATATGCAAGTTTAATTGCGTTATTAATGATACCACGCTGCTGACCAGCAGGTGAGAACCAAGGATATGCAACAATATTTGTGCGGGTCATTAGACCAGCGATGTCTCCGTTACATGGAACATAACGGAATTTGTTATTAAATCTATCATATGTGTACTTGTAACCACTATCAAATACTGCATAAGATGAAGATGATAGTGTGCTAAAGAAATCAATAACATTTGTTGTCTGTGTATCATCATTTGTTACACCAACAACGTCTGCCCTATGTGGACTAACTGTTGCAACACAATCTTTTCTAGCATTTGCTAGTGAGATTACATAATTTGCTTTTGCTTGTGATTCTGCTTTGGTTGAGCAACCTGGACCACCAATAAGGTAATCTACTTCTACTTCATCTTTATTAGAGAATTTGTCATAGGAAGTAATCAAGTCTGCTAATGATGCACCCATTCCATTTGTAGAGGAATAGTCAACACCTGCAGTTAATGTATATGTTGCTTTACCTATTGCACCGAATGTTATTCCTTGTGCATTTTGTCCCCACAGACCTTGTGCAGTGGTATTCTTCACATAACCTGAAGAGAATCCAGTTGCTAATGGTGTTGTTCCCCAATTTGCATCAGCAGCAGCAGAAGGATTACTACCAGCGTATACGTTATCAGAGAAATCTGCTAGGAATTGCTCATACCAGATTTTCTGTGGTGAATTAACATCAGAAACTGAATCTATTGCTTTAGAAAGGTTTGTGTGCTTCTCAAGGATTTGACCTTGGATACCTGTTACATCTCCTAAATCATCAACAACTACAACGTGTAGTCCGTCGTTCTTACCGTTTCTATCTAATGAATATTTGTTTGTCTTTGGCTTACCAGCAATTGATTTCCAGAAGACTGTTGAATTTGTTAATCCAAGAGTTTGCTGATCATACCAGTCTACTTGTGTAGAAATTGTATGAGCAAGACCAACTGCTGCTGCACTATTGTCTATGACTCTTATATTAGCAGCAGCTTTGAATGATGCATAATCAGTTCCTTCTGCATAATCAATTTTTGTTTCTGTTCCAGTAGATGAAACTCTAGAAACAATCTTAACGTCTACTGTCTTATTGGTAAGATCAACGCCAGTGATAATTGACTTGAGATATCCAGTGAATGCGGATGTTGATCCAGCACCAGGAACTACTACACCAGTAAGAGCAGTTGTAACCGCCATACCAACAGCAGTTGAACCATTAATAGCACTTAAAGTAAGTGTTTGGTCTGCTGCATCATCAATAAAACAAACCTTTAGATTGTTTGCCCAAGAACCAGGATTCTTTGATGCATAAGTAAAGTTTGTTGCTTCTGAATGATTTTGTATATAATCATCATAGTTGTCAATTCTATCAGCACCAGTCAATGTCGCTGCTGCTTGACCAACACCTGCATTTGCATTTGCTAGAGTTGTTCCTGCAGATCTTACGACCTTAAGGACTCCTCCATAGGAAAGGTAAGATGATGCTGCCATCCAGTATTCATACTGTGCATCAGTGCTTTTTGGTTCTCCAAAAACACTAATGAGATCTTGTTCTGTAGAAATGTCTGTTGCCTCATCAACTGGTCCAATTGCAAATGGTCCTGCAATTGCTCCAATATTATCTAATACATTCTCAGCTCTTCCTACTGTTAAGTCAACCTCCCTGGTTAATACACCAGGAGATAATTGAGGAGTCGCCATGTTCTTTTTCTCCGAGTTTATCTTTTATCTGAAAATATTTATTAAAAAGGGTATTTTCGGAGGGGAAACAATGAATGAACTATAAAACTTGCACAACTCCTACCACATCTGGTATCTCCATCATTAGTTTCTTTTCTATACCTTGCTTCAAAGTCATAGTACTCATAGCACATGTTTCACATGCACCACCTAATTTTACTTTAACGTATCCTGTTTCATGTTCTATATCGTAAAGTTGAAGGTATCCACCATCTGCTTCGATATAAGGAATAAGTTCCTCTAACACTTTAAGTACGTTTTCTTCTGTTAATTCCATTACATATACTCCCACATGTAAGAACGATCTCCATATTCATCAGTGTGCCATCTATCTCCTTGATCATCTACAAAACTAGTATCATCTAATCCATCTGACATGAATCCAAATGGAGCCATATCTTGTTCTATCTGATTCTTTTGCTCATCATACAATCTTTTCCTTACATCTTGATCAGTAAGTTCCTTAAAGTAATCTTGAGCAACTAACCATGCATATATGACAAGACACATAGCAAGGTCATCATT